TCCCGTTTATATTGTGGTTTTGTTATTGTTAACAATGCAATTATGTTAGCACAATGTTGTTCAACTTCATGTTCACTTATATTGTAATGTTCAGCATTTATACGTACTGCGACATTATGACTATAGTATGGTTCCGGTAAGTTATATGCTGCAAATAATTCGCGTATCTGTTTAATCGCACATAGCTTATATGCATAACTTATTGCTCTTGCCTCGATCATTTCATCAGTATATCGTCTGTTATGTGAAAATCTTGATAGTTTGTGATATGATCTTATATAATCTGGTACCATAGTTACTTTGTTGTCGTTTGATCCTAATAAGAATCTGCAAAATGTTGACGTATTGCGCCTTAATTGTGGTTTACATTTGAGATTGTATGTTGTGCCTATTGCCACAACTATAGCTTTAGTGTCGGGTTTTATTTTGAACATTGATGTCATATCATCACCCATAGTATACAATCTATTGAGTGAATTTTTATATGTCTTACACATATAAATCATTGCAAAAAAGTTGACAATTGTGTTGCCCAAAGCTGTGTCAGGTGCCCCTGATAATCGCATTGTTGGTAATTTCATACTGAATTGGTGTGATATTATTTTAATGTTTTTATATATAGCACGCCATACGTTAATAATATTGTCAGACAATCCTAACCTTTTGTATAGTTCAAATTCTAATTCAACATCAACTTCATCTGTTTGTTTATCAAATTTTTCATAGTCGTTCTCAAAGAAATACTCGGGCGCTTCATTGGTGGCAAATTCCAAAGCTAGGGTGTTGTAACTATAACCACTGGCGTATACGTACTTACGTTTCAGGCATGACGAAAACCTTGTTTTTAGTTTTGTTAAAGCTTGACAATGTAATGCAGATATACCGTAATTTACTGCTGCTATTGTTCTACCTATATTTTCTGCTGATACTAAACTGATATCTTCTTTGGTTAGAATCTCATCCTTCACATGCATCGTAATCTTTTCAGCAATATCACTTTCATTAGCTTCATACATTATTTTTAGCATGGTTGCAAATCTACTGTCTTGATTTTGATGTTGCATTATCCAATCCCTACTATCAGCTGCATCATAGCCTATGGTCTCAAAGCCGTCATCGTGTATAATTGACTTAGCTTCGTCAGTAAAATAGACATCAATAAATTCCGCAACTGTTGTTTTAATATCAGGTTTGAATTTTCTTATTTTTTCAGAAGCTAAATTGCGCTTAATTATGGAATTTATGTCATAACCGTACATACCTGGTATTCCTGAGCTTGTTAACTCTGG